TTAAGAACTAACACTGCAGGTACAGCAGGATCAGCAACCATATCAGGTACAGCAGTAACATCAGGTAATTTTAGAGATAGTGATGGAACAACAAAATCGGTTACTACATTAACAGGTGGACCTGTAGGCACATTTAACCAATCAGGTAATGGTGCGACAGGAGGAATATCAGGATCTAATAACTGTGGTGGGGATAACTGTCAAATTGGTGGATCTAATGGTGGTGCTTCTTATGCAGGAAATATATCAGGTGGAGCAGGTTCTCCTATAGGTGGTGGAGCTGGGGCTGCTGGAACTAGAGGATCTGGTGGGGGCGGTGGTGGTGCTCAATATAGTGGAGGTTCTACTGATGGGGGTGTTGGTGGTAATGGTGAGATTAAATATAGATTTTTAAAAGTAAATTAGTATAGTGCCTTTATGGCAAACATTACTAAATGGTTTGGTTATCCAATTTATATTACTGCGATAAAAAATTTTGAAGAAATAAACAAAGAAATAATACCAATTATATCTGAAAGCATTACTCCAACTAATTCTCAATATTCACGAACAACGGATATAAAGCCTAAAGAACTTCAATCTATAGACGACAATTTACATTTAGATAAAAGATTTAATAAATTATTTAATGAAATAGAATTAGGTATTAAAGGTGCATTATTAATGCAAAACTATGATATGAATTTGTTTGAGGCTTATATTACAAAGTCTTGGGCAACCTACTCTGTTAAAGATCAGTTTATATCTTACCATAGACATATGAGTAGTCATTATTCTTTTGTCTATTATCCTTATGCAGAGGAACAAGGTAATTTGTTTTTTTTAGATGATGAGGCACATAAAGTAGGTTTAAATATACCAAGAAGAGATCCTTATTTTAGTAAATGGGATAATACTAATTTTGCTAAAGCAGAATACCCTGCAGCTACAGGTAACTTGGTTGTATTTCCATCAATGATATTCCATGAAACAGGAAAAAATTTAAAAAAAGAACCACGTATATCTATATCAGGAGATATTATGATTACTATGAAACCTGGTGTTAAATCTGAACATAACATTCCTTCTCCGTCTACTTGGAAGAAGCTCTAAAATGTTGTAAAATGGCTTATGCCTTTAACAAACGTAACTATTCGACCAGGAATGAATAAAGCAGATACTCCATCAGGAGCTGAAGGACAATGGATTGATGGTGACTTTATTAGATTTAGATATGGTCAACCAGAAAAAATTGGAGGTTTTACTGCAATTGGTCAAAAAACTATTGCCGGACCAACAAGAGCACAACATACATGGAATGATTTAGAGGGTAGAAAATACGCAGCATTAGGCACATCAAAATGTTTATACATATTTTATGAAGATGCTTTTTATGATGTAACTCCATTGGATACAGCTATAACAGGTGCAACATTTGATTCAACTAATGGATCTGATATTGTTACTGTAAACAAAGCAACTCATAATTTAGATGTTGGAAGTTATATTACTTTTTCAAGTGTGACTATTCCAGGTACGTCTTCTTATGTTGCTGCTGATTTTGAAAATTATACTTTTGAAATTTTAACTGTTCCAACTACAGGAACTTTTACTATACAAATGAAATCAAATGAAACTGGAACAAATATGTCTGCTTCAGGTTCTGCAACAATAGATCCTTATGTAAATATTGGTCCAACTATACAAACTTATGGATATGGTTGGGGTACAGGAACTTGGAGTCGATTAACTTGGGGAAGTGGTACAACTTCATCAACTGTAATTTTAGATCCTGGTTCTTGGTCGTTAGATAACTTTGGAGAACAATTAATTGCAACTATAAAAGATGGAAAAACTTTTGTTTGGAATCCAGCTCTATCTAATCCATTAGAACAACGAGCAACGATTATGACGGGTGCTCCAACTTCTACTAGATTAACGATTGTATCAGATAGAGATAGACACGTTGTACACCTTGGAACTGAAACAACAATAGGAGATACAACTACACAAGATCCAATGTTTATTAGATTTAGTGATCAAGAAAATTATAATGTGTATCAACCTACTTCTGTAAATACCGCAGGAACATTTAGACTGGATACCGGTAATAAAATTGTAGCGGCTGTTTCTGGTAAAGATTATAATTTAATTTTAACAGATCAAGCAGCCTACACAATGCAATTTGTTGGTCCACCTTTTACTTTTTCAATAAGACAAGTTGGTTCTAATTGTGGGTGTATTGGACAACATGGTGTGGTATATGCAGATGGTAAAGTATTTTGGATGGGATCAGGTGGAGGTTTTTTTGTATTTGATGGTACAGTTAAATTATTACCATCTTTGGTAGAGGACTTTGTTTTTACTACATCAGGAAATAATATTGGAATTAATTATGCATCAAATGAAATTATCTATGCATCTCATAATTCTTTATTTAATGAAATAATTTGGTTTTATCCCGCAGGTACACCCGCTGGAAATCCATCAACTCAGAATAATAGATCTGTTGTTTATAATTACGTTGAGAATACTTGGGCAACAATGAGTTTATCTAGAAGTTCTTTTGCAGATGCTTCTACCTATGATGTTCCTTATGCTACTGAATATAATATAAGTGGAATACCCTCTATAGATAATTTAAGCGGTGCTACTAATACTTTTGGAGCATCAACTTATTTTGCTCATGAAGTTGGAAATAATAAAATAGCATTAGATGGAAGTGAAACTGCTATAGCAGCTTATATTCTATCAGGAGATTTTGACTTACCTACAGATGGTGATGGTCAATATTTACTTAGAGTAAGTAGATTCTTACCTGATTTTAAAAATTTGCAAGGTAATGCAATTGTTACAATTTTTTTAAAAGATTATCCAGTAGACACTGCAAGTTCTTCACAATTAGGTCCTTTTACTATAAACTCTAGTACACAAAAAATAGACACAAGAGCTAGAGGTAGATTAGCTAGTTTAAAAATTGAAAATAATGCATTGAATGAAACATGGAGATTTGGGACTTTTAGAGCTGATGTTAACCCTGATGGTAGAAGATAATGCTAACAGTAAATGATTTAATTGGTTTAGATTACGAAAGATTGAGAAGTCCTACTGTACCAATGCAAGACAAAGGACTTGGAACAATACCTCAACAAAATTTAAACACTTTATATCCAATGCAAAATTACGGTACTGCTGATTATGTAAATCAAAATTTAAATGTTCTTACCCCAACAACTGTAAATGATAGAGGTATATCCCCTCTTCTTAAATCTTCAATACCTGATAATTTATTGTATGAAGATATGAATTATAAATTTTTACCATCCGCTATGGATCAATATACTACACCAGATAAACCAAAAAATAATAAAAACAATATTGGTGGATTATTTAGGTTTTTAGCAAGTTTAGCTATTCCTGGTGCAGGGTTTGTGTTGAATGCAGGTAGAGGTGTTCCTCAAGGAATATTAAGTTTAAATCAAAGAATACAAGGTTCAAATTTTGGGCAAGCTACTAGTTTAGCAGACTATTTAGATATGATGAAATATGGTGGTGCTCAAGGAAGAAGGGATGCTGCAGCACGGACAATGGCTCAAGCTAGAGGATTGCAAAAACAAATCGACCAACGGCCAACGGCTACGAGAAATATTTCAGATGATAGAGGTATGGGACAAATAACTTCTGCACCTAAATCAACAAGATCAGGTATATCTTCTACTGAAAGAGGTAAGGCATTACATGGCTAAAATAAACGTATATATTCCAGAACCACAACCTGAATATTCTCCTTCAGGAGTTAGACAAATTAACCAAGCACTTGAAACAATTGAGAATCAATTAAATACTTCATTTCAAGAAGAATTAAAACAAGAAGTAGAAAGAGTCGGTTGGTTTAATATGAGGTTTGGTTGCTAATGTCTTGTAATAATGTCAATCCAATAACAGGTGGAAGTACAGTTGATGACATTCCATTTTATTTAGCAGTTCAACAAGGTAAAGTTCCTGGTTACTCTATGATTAATAAATTTGGATATAATTCTAGTATTGGTTCAGGTGCTTTTGAAACTATTT